TCCTGCCGGAGTTCCGCTCTGACCGTCTCCTCGATTTTCGACTGTTCAATGATTGTTTGCTGTTTTTTCACGATTGCCGATAGATTTTCCGTCACATCGCACAATCGTGATATTATTTCAAGCGGACTCATTCTGTATCACCGCCGGAGAATTTTTCTCCTGTGATATATTCATATTCATCCGCTGAAATACTGCCCTTTGCGACACGCTCGGAAATCTGTTCCTTTGTGAGAGTGCCTTTTTTGTACATTCTTTTGAGACTTTCAACAAGCATTTTCATACTAAATCAACCCCTCCTCAATCAACTGCTGTGTGTATTCGTCAATGACTGCATCTTTCTGAAACTGTGTCACGGATTCAACGATTCCTGTTGTGTTGGATGCAACAACCTCCTGCATGAGCGTCAATCTGTCATATTCCTCCCGTGACATCTCACGCTCCTCTCGCTGCCATCCGGTGATTTTCTTTCCGTCTGCATCCTCTTTCGTTGCTTTCTTGATATTGCGTCTCTGATATACCGTTGTCGGTGACGCTGTTGTGTCGAACTCCTCCGGCTGTTCTGCCTCCGTTCCGAACACTTCTCTCCATTCTTTCATGTTTTTCTCGCTCCTTTCGCTTTGAATGTTTGCTAACTATTTTCTTTAATTTCTTAACATTCACATAAGGCTTGACCCTTTGCAGGTACATGTCGTATGTGTCTGTATTGCTCAAGTAACCCATGTATGACAGAATTGCGGTTGCATCGTACCATGTGATTTTCTCTTTCTTTGCGACACGGTTGACTTTCCGTGTGCAACTCAACATGATGCTTTCCCGCAGAATCGTCTTGTCGTGATAGAACTGGAATCCCATGAGTTTGACTGCACCTGCAACCGCTTGAGGTTCAGACGTTCAATGAAATATGCTCCTCTGTCCTCTCCGTATTTCTCATATACCGAAATTCCCTTGTTCAGAGAATCGAACACCATCTCGCATCTATACGTTGTAATTGCCTGTTGAGCGACATCCCATGCAGAACAGTTCTGCTCTATCCGGATTGTTCTCTTTTTGGAAACATCGCACCGGATGACTTTCCATCCAGTTCCGTCGATTGCCTCTGTTAGACATTCATCGACCGTCTTTTCCACAGTCTCGAATCCCTGCGGATATTGTTTGCCCTCCAGTTCCTCGACGTTCAATGTTCCGGTGCATTTGTACCATTCCCCGCTCGGCTCGACCTGCTTGATAACAAATTCGTCCGTGTCGGTTCTGATATATCCCTCCTCTTTGATGTCCGTCGCATACCTGTTTGTCTTTCGGAACTCGAATGTGATTTCCTTATCTCCAGTCTTGAGAGTGCTTGTGATGCACGTTTCTTTTATTCCGGATAAAATACACACCTTTTCGTGTGAATCATTGTACAAATCCATCTGACCGCCTCCTATAACCACATAGGTTTGTATTGAATTGTTACGATTGCATTTTTATCCGAAAAAATGATGTGATGTTCTTTATCCTTTCCGGTTTTCAGATACGGAAATTCAAACATTTCCACATCTTTGAATTTGTTTTCGCCATCCATTGTTACGAATCCGGTCTCTCCATCAATCACGACTGTCGCACCTCTCGGAATTGTCTTTATTGTTATTTCATCCGAAAGACCGTTGATTTTCATTGTCTCGATGTATTCCAGTGCTGTGATTGTCAATCTGCATGGTGTCCACCTGTTTCCTTTTGTCTCGAAAATTATTTCATTTTTCTCCTGCCACGAGATTGTCACATCGTCGCTAAACCAGTACCCCGTGAACTTGAACGATGACTTGTATCTCTCTTTTGAGATTGTCTTTTCCGGTGCATTCGCTGTCATAAATCCCTTGAATTTTCTCCGATATCCGTCAAGTGTCAAAACAACACCTTTTTGCAGGAGTGCATTGAAGTCGCTAATATGTGTCATGACTTCATCTCTGTCTTTGCCTCTGAAAAGCACCTCAACCGTGATTCCGGACAGTGGTGTATATGTCTCTGATTCTGACGGAATCAAAGCACCCTCGAACATGTCCACTGTCACGGTTGTTTGAGGAGGTGTAAACTCGACCGATAACTGTTTTGCATCAAATTCTCGAATGTCTGTGCTATCTATTTTCATTCCTTACCTCCTCTTTTTGTGTGCTATCGCTAGATTGTCACTCACCTTGTCAGTGGTCACATTTGCGACCTCCTCGCTGTCGATATATGTGTGTACCTCCACTGTTGCATTGATATTCTGATTGATTGTTTGTATCTTTCTGTCAAGTATTGTATTGAGTTTCGCGTAAAACTCTGAAAGTGGCAATATTGCCTCGTCTCCT